TTGCGATAAGTTTACGGGTATCTTGATTGATTGAAGCTAAACCTGCAATATCGCGGATTCCTTGATACACCCACACAGCAGAACTTGTTGTCGCGTCCGTGCAAACATAGACTGTGCCGTCATCAAGAATACGGCGTGATCCTATGATGTATCCTTTGGCAGCATCATCGGTGGTAGTTGGAACTGCCGTGAAGCCGAACATCTCAGTGCGAATGGTGAAGCCGTCTTGACCCATCACATAGAGTCTTCCTGCTTCCCACTTGAACTCATAGTCAAGGGAGCAGACCATAGCGATACCACCTGCGCCACCGTTGCCAGCGTCAGTTAGTCCTTCTCTGAGTCGTGAACCATTAGCAAAATTGATGTCCGCACCTGCGTCCATTGTACCCCCAGCAAGAGGCAAAGCACCAATATCAGCAGGAGTGAGCGGGTCGCTTCCGCCGATTGCGTGAGTCGGCGCGTGAAGAGCCAGTGCCTGTGTCGTGCCGAACAGTAGCTGGTGATTGTCAGCGAAACCAGTAGTTCCAGTTCCGCCAGAATCTACAAGGGTGACGGGAAACGTAAAGTAGGCATTTGCGGTTCCACCGTCGGTCAAAGTCGGTGTTCCAGAAACAGACCATAGCTGGAAATTCTGAGAATCGTCACGATCTTGCAAGAACAGTTGCTGTCCTTCTTGAATGAAGCCTAAGAAAAATTCAATGTCGTCATTGTCTTGATCCTTGTGTGATACGTTAATGCTGGTCGCGTCAACCTGAGTCGCATTGTCCCAAATGAGTCTCCCCGAAGTAGGATTACCAGTAATTATTCCCGTTTCAGCCCTGTAATGCCAAGTAGTGACTGAAGAATTTCCATTGTATCCACGTCTCCAAACGGCGGCGTCCTCGGTAGCGTCCGTGCAAATGTAGATTGTGCCGTCAACGGTTTCCCAACGAGTTCCGGGGACAAAACCTTGGGTTATGTCATCTGTTGAAGCTGGGTTGATTTCGTCGATTGCAAGAATCCTCAAAATCTGACCGCTGTTGACTTGCCGCAGGATCATTCTGCCAGCAACCCACTGCCAGCGGTAGCCAACAGAGCATTCAATCTCCAACCCTTGTTCTCCTGCTTCTCGGATTGCTGAGCCATTATCCCAGCCGATTGTTGCATTGTCATCCATTGTGCCGCCAGCAAGGGGAAGGAAGTCACCCCCACCTTGCAGAGCCGCGAAAGAAGTCTGAACCCAAAGATCATAGGCGGGGGAACCAATCAAGGGCTCAAATAATTCCCAGTCTGCTCCGTATGGTGGATAGCCGGGATTGCCGGGATTGCTGATTTTAATGTAAAGTAAATCTTCATATAGAACAACGGAACCAACCGCATACGTGCCATCGCCGTTGTTGTATTCTCCGCGATAATCGACCGCGACTGGTTGCAAGGAAGTGTCAGCAAGATCTCCTTGCGCGGCAGTAGCAAAGGCTTCTACGTCTTCGGCAGCCGCAGTTCCTAGAATTGGCAAGTTGTTAAGGTCATCGTAATCACCGCTGGTAGCTACTTCAGCAAGATCTTCGGGCTGTACCGCGCTATCAGCCAAGTCTCCTTGCGCTGAGGTCGCGTAGTCGGTCGAATCTGTAAAGGCCGCACTGCCGAGTTCGTCTGCCGTTAGGGTTGTCTTTATCCAGACTGCCGCTCCGTTTGTCGCATTGACGCAGAGGTAGGCTTCCTGTCCAACTGAGTCATACCATTTAGATCCTCGGCTATACCCTTCCGTTACGTCGTCATTTATTGTCGGAGCTGCTACGGCCGTGAAATTGTCAATGGGTATGCCTATGTTCTCTTTTGCTTGGGTTTTTTGAGGATCGGTAAGCGTTTGTTCTTCATCATAGCGCACATTTCCGCTGATAGGGTAGGCCGGAGGATTGGTCGTGTAGATCGGAATGACTGTTTCATCGTCCCTAGTAACGGCCTGCTCCAGTTTTAATTTGCCTACTTGGACGTGCCTACGCTCCCCGGTATCTGCATTTTGAGCAAGAATTCCCCAATAATATGATCCTGGGTCAATACCAACAACAACGGGATCGGCCTCGGCGTCACCGCGAGTATCAATCGGAACAATTGATACCAATGCGTCGTTAAACGCGTTCAAGATTCCAGCGCCAGTTATTTTCTGGATCAACGCGTCTTCGTCGGAATCAGTGTCAGGATCAGCTTTTAAAGTAAAAGTCAGCAACCATTCATCTGTGGCTCGAAACGGCCGCCCCTCCCATATAAGCGGGATCCGATAAGTCTTGTTGTCTCCAATTTTTTGAGTAAGGGGTATCATGGTAATTAGCAGGTTGATCCCGGTAAAGTTGGGATAATGTCTTTAATCTTAACCGCGAATTGAATCTGCATGGCAATGTTCGCTCTTGCTGTGCTAGTTTTTTCGCTTCCACTGGTTTCAGCCAGGTCGCGGGTCGTCACTGATGTGCTGTTGTTTGTGCCTGTTTTAGTAGAATCTCGATTAGATGTTCCCGTTTTGCTGCTAGTATTAGCAACGGTTCCATTCCCGGTTTTGGTCGCGGTAGTATTGCGCGTTCCAGTTCCAGTTTTTGACCCAGTAGTGTTACGCGTTCCGGTTCCAGTTTTTGTTCCGGTGGAAGTGCGTGTTCCCGTTCCGGTTTTTGTTCCGGTAGAATTGCTTGTACGATTCCCGGTTTTTGTTCCGGTAGAATTGCTTGTACGGGTGCCATTACGCGTCGTAGTACCAAAGCGATTACTGGAAGTAATATCGCTTTTGTTATATTCATTCGCGCTATCTGTATTTTGAGTCGGCATTATTTAAGATTGGGTTGATTCACTTTGCCCGCTACCGTTATATACGGTAGTAGTTCCTCCAACTGATGTATCATTTGTTGTTCCACTGTCGGTATCGGTATTTGTTCCGGTTTCCGTTGTAGTGTCGGTGTCCGTGGAATTTCCAGTTTCAGTAGTGGTGTCAGTATCAGTGGTAGTTCCGGTTTCCGTCGTGGTATCAGTATCAGTGGTAGTTCCGGTTTCCGTCGTGGTATCAGTGTCCGTATTTGTTCCGGTTTCCGTCGTGGTGTCGGTGTCCGTAGAATTTTGATTTGAAACGCTAGAATCTGTATCAATACCAATTTCAACACCTGTATCAACACTTGTGCCATTGGTGATAGTTGTAGTTGAACCACTTTGGCCACCTGTGTTTGTCCCAATATCAACAGAATCATACGCAAGCAATTCAGGTTGCCATGATTTGACGACAATAACCGAAAATTGAATGACTTCCGGCATTTCAACAAGTGTTCCGGCTATCCGTGCTTGTGCAAGGCCTGTGCGCACTTGCAAAACCGTTTCTTCAATGAAAGCGGGCAAATTTGCGATTGGGACGACGTTTTCCATGTTTTAGTAGCCTTTTGGTGTGCCGACTCGGTTTGCCGGGGTTGAAAGTGTTTTAGGGGAAAGAATCGAGTATTCTGTCATTGCTGCTTTTTGTTCTGAACGGGCTTCGGCTTTCTCTTCTTGATTTGCCCACATTGAGGATTTGGTAAGGTGCCCGCGCGCGATCGGAATGAGATACGCTTCAATGTGCTCATCTCGCAGCGCCACCTCGGATTCATTATCGAGAAGATCCAGGAAGGTTACACGCAAAGGCGCTTTGGTTGCGTCGGCCTGGATGCGGTAAGCGACATCAGGAAGGGTGTTGAGACGGATGATCGACGGCACCGGGGGATTTTGATTCTCGGCCTTGGCTTCCGGCCACCAACGATCCGGGCGGCCTATGCGCTTCTGTGGTGCTTGGTTGCGGCCGTAGTCCAGGCTTCCAATTGTCTTGCTGAAATCCTGGGTCACTCTGGTCCGGGTATCGATAATGTGAAGATCGCTGACAATTTCTTCGATTGTCGAAGGCACAAGGATGGCGTCTCCGTAAATAATGGCGCTCACCGTGCCTGTGGCACCAATGTAGGGGTGAAGCAGGGAGTTGGTTCCGTTGATCTGATTATCAACCGCGTCTCCGTCGATCCGGATTGTGCGGTAGAAATCACTTTCAGGAAAATTATACCCGGTGATCTCGGTGGATCCTTGAGTCACTCCCAGAGAAACGGTTTGCGGTGCCGGGGAAGAAAAAGAGGCAATTACTTGCTTGGAGTGCGGAGGCGCAAGGCTGTGGAGCTTTTGCCCGGCAAAATTGATAGCATCGACCAATTCAAGCCGAGTATCGGCAGTGAGATCGGCAAGAGACTTCTCTTTCAAATCTCGCATCAAACGTGAGGCTAAGGCGATCGTTTTCATTATTTAGGTGCAACCGCCTCCTTCCGGTCGTTCATGTTGTCACCGGATAAACCGGGGAGGGGATCAGCTAAGCCGATCTGGCGCGCGACATCCAAGTATTCCATCATTAGGGATTTCTGTTGAGCTTCTCCTCCTGCAAAAAGCCAGAAACAAGAGGCGTAATATCTCACGGCCGGGAGAAGCAGGCTTTCAACGTATTTGTGAGGAATCGGCACAACCGTTCTGGCCGTGTAATCTTCCCAGGTGTAACGGGGCGCTTCATTCACGACTTCGAGAAGGATAACCGTTGCCTCGGTGGGTGCCGGAGTAATATGGATCGAGCATGACGCAGGATCGTTTTCAGAAGTGGCTTCGCGGTCAATGTAATAAGCAACCGGGCGATCCGGGGTTTCTCCATCCAGAAAAAGATCAGAAAATTGCTCTAACTCCGACAAACTCCCGATCGGAGCCAATGTCTTGAGGTTTGACGCAAGCCTGGCATGGCCTGTGACGTTTTGCACGTTTCCGGGAAGGTTGATTTTTCCCTGGTTGGCTGGGAAGGTCAGCTCCAGCTTCGAACTCGTCCAATAGCTTCTTTCTTTGGCGCGGTTCCAAATCACCTGCATGGCGCGGTTCAAATCATTAAGCGCGCGCTTGCGGTAATGGATTGCCACGTTACAAGGGCTTTCCATCGCCCACATGAGGAAGACATCCAAAAGAATGTCCTGAACTGTTAGCGCGTAATTCACCCCGGCGAGCCTGGGAGAAAAGCTCACGTTACACGGGAAATTTACGGAAGGAAGTGTCATTGCATGGAGAAAGACAACGATCCGGCTGGCCATGAGGGAGTGTCCCCGGCTGCGATCGTGACTTGTTGGCTAAGGTTTGCTGAAAAAAGGAGGTTGCCGCCTGAAGAAGCGTCAAAGATCCCAACTGCTCGAACGGCACCCCAGGAGGCGGAGGGCTGCGGAAATGCGATTTCCTGCCCGTTGGATTTCACTCCATTGACCGCCGCTGGGAAGTTGGTGTTATTGTTTGTCACCTCCACTCGCTCATAATCGTTTCCGGTTACTTCATCTCCGCTCCCATCGTCTCCGATAGCAGTAGTGAAAAGGCCGACGAACACCGAGGCCGGGCGAGTGTAGTCGCCTCCGCCCAGGATGTGATCCAGGATTTCGTTTTCAAGATAATCGGAAAGTGCGCTCATGGTGGTATTAAACTAAGGGTTCTGCTGCGGGTGACTCTCCAGCGGAAGCGATAAAGGCCAACGCTTTTTCGCGGAGCTCTCCCTCGCCTTTGACCATCTTCAACTTGCCTTCAAAAAGGCGGCCGACGATCCGGCCTTCGTGGTAGATGTCGTCACCGTCTTGGAAAAAACCGTAATTAAAATCTTTTGTGACTAAATTGGAATCTTCGGAGGTAGATTTGATTTCTTCGGAGGTGGGCTCCGAATCTTCGGAGGTGGGCTCCGAATCTTCGGAGGTGCTTTTTTCCACTGTTTTTTTGGCAAGCGCTTTACCGAGTTGTTTACGCTCGTAGGCGTCGGGCTCTCCCGTGTTTGGGGAAGCGTTTGCTTCGATCATGGCCAAGGGCCGGAAATTGTAACCGCTCGTGCGATAGTTGGGGTCAAAGATCGTTTCGCAAGCCGCGTTGAACTCGTGAACGTCCATGATCTTGCCCTGGTAGATGTATTTCCCAAGCTGCTCGTTGTAGGGGAAATCTGACATACGCGGGAATTGGCCCTGGCGAAGTCGATTGCAGATATAAATGATAAATTTCATAATGTGGCGTTTTCTTGAAAAAAAAGGGTAGCGGGGAAAGAACCGAAATTCTCTCCCCGCTGGTTGGTGGTTAATTAAGCCACGGTTGGGAACGAAATTCCCGGATAGCTGATAGCGTGGCGAACACGGACAACCGCAGGGTGACGGCCTTTACGGTCTTCACGGATGGTTTGACCAAATACGCTGGTGATGAAGCGATCCATAAGGAATCCGCCTTCATGCACTTGCTGGCTACGATGGCCACGGTGTTTGCCGTAACCGCGAAGCGCTGCACACTTGCCGAGCACAAGGGTATCACCAATCGGAACTCCTTTGGAGTTACAAGGAATGATGAGGGATCCTTCTGGGTGCGCGTCGGTGTGTTTTCCGCTCCATACTCCAGTGTTCCAAACGACATCACCAAGGGTAGTGACGCGAGCGCCGGAAGCGGCGGAGCCAAGGCGATTAACGATAGTGATTTTCTCACCGTCGTTGCCAGTAGTGTAGGAATACATACCGAATTTACCTGCATCGGCACCAGTGGTGTTGCAAATGAGGAAATAACGAGTTTCGGACGCTGGGCTGAATATGCCTGTATCGACAAACTCATAAGGACTACCCGCGAAATAGCGGAAGAAATCAGAGCTGTCGGCTTCGGCTGCGGTGCCGCCACCTTTAACGTCGATTGCCGTGGTGCCTGCGGTGATTGCAACACCGAGGAAAGCTTTCGGGTTAAGGAACGAGCCTTGTGGGCCAACTCCGTCGTGGTCAATTGGGTTGTAAGGAACAACCGTGTGGCCATCGATGGAAGGATAGCCACCTTTGAAGATGGTGTTTCCTTTGCCGCGAATGTCACCAGAAGCAAGAACCGTTTTGTAATCCGGATCAAGTTTAAGAGACAGAAGTGCAGCTTCGGTGGCGATAACGGATTGCGACCAGATCGGCTGACCGGATTGCTTGCCTGCGACGTTCGCAGGAAGGCCTCCCAGGGGCTTCATGGCTTGGCCAGCGGTAACAATCTCGTCCCATACAAGCGCATCAGCACTGGAAAGGGTATTGAGAGTCTTGCCGTTGGCAAACAACACGTTTTCGCTATTCAGTTTGAGCTGGAACATACCGAAAAGCTGTTCGGACTTGGTGCGGCCGAGCCATTTACCAAGCTCAATGTTGAACTTGGTTTTGATCTCGTTACGCATACCCATAACTTCTTCCATGCGCTCGCTGTTACGAACAGCGTTACGAATGAAGTCAACGGTAAGCGTGAAGTCACCAACACGAACCGTCTCGAAGTCAGAAGGGCCTTCGAAGAGAGCTTCTCCGAATTTACCTTTGTTGTAGAATCCACTCATAGGAGTGAATACCATCGATTGGCCGCGTCCTTTAGCGGTGTCGGTTTTTGCCCAGATCGGGGCGCGATCCGTCGAACTTTCCATTTGTTGGAAGAAGTCTTCGGTTTGTTCGGCAATCAGGACGCCCTGATGCCAGAGCTTGCGAACGCTCGCGGGAGACATTGCAGCAAGTGAGGTGCCGGTATTCGGCGATGTGAAGTCAAATGAAGGCATGGTTTTAGGTGGTTTGTGGTTATTTTAAGGCTTAGAAAAAGGAATTACTTCCTTATGAGAGCCCCTAAATAAGCCGTTTCCACGACCTGCCAGGTGTCACAACCAATCAGAGCGATGCAGCGAGGTCTTCGTAGGCCTCCAAAGAATCAATCCGACCCAATGTGTCTTCCAGCTTTGTAGTGGTAGAGCTATTAGGGGTAGTGCGGGCGTTTCCGCTCGCGGGTTGAATCAGACGGCCTTTCGATTGCACGGATTTATTTCTAGCGGGTTCGGCAGAAGGATTGCGCATAGGTATGCCCAAATCTCTTGCTGCTTGTTTCGCCAGGATAAAAGGTTTTTCGGGAGAATAATAAAGTGGATCGTCGAGTTGACGCATTTGCTCGTTGAGCTCAATGATGCGTTTTGTCATGGGACTTTCAGCTTTGGCTGCATCCGGGTAAAACCGAACTGCTTTTGCTTCGTTGTCCTGGAACTGACGCTCAAATGATTCTTGTAGCTGCTGCTCACGGGCTGTTTCACGCTGCATTTCAATCACTTGCATATTGCTGCGCTCGTCGCGCAACTGCTCTAAACGGTCGAAAAGGTCTGCTGCTTGTTCAAATTCAAGCGATACAGTGGCTTCCCGGTGCTGTTGTCGGAGCGATGCAATCTCGGCGTCGATGTCGGCCACACCTCGTTGCTGGGCGGTGTTTCCATCCTGCCACTGCTCGTTTTGCGCTTGGTCATTGATTCCAAGGATTGATTTTGCTTTTGTGAGACATTCCTCAAGGCTCCAATCAGGGTGGCGCTTGCGGAGGGATAGTGCTTCAATCTCTACCTCGTCTTTCGCACGAATACGAAATCGATCGGATTTGATTGTTGCGCCGTCGTCCTCTTCTTCGTCTTCAGATCCGTCGCGGGCTTCCGCCTCTGCTCCTTCTTCTGATTCCTCTTCGGGGTCTTGCTCTGTTGATTCTTCTTCTCCACTTAACTCCTGCTCAGATTCGCTTTCTTCACTTACGTCGGTAGAAGCGGAGTAATCCTGCTCTTCCTGGTCAAGTGCATCAATAAAGTCTGTGTATTTGTTAAGTTCTGCCGCCTCTTGATCGAGGTCATTTGAAGTATCCAATGGATCTTCAACCGTCTCTTGCTCCTGCTGCGAATCGGCTTCCGCCTGATGGTCGTTTTGCATATCAAGGAAACTCCGCATTTCTTAATATCTTGTCAATCCGAAAGATTTTGGGTAAATGTTTTTTATGAGCGAGCCGCAATCAGTATTTCCAATGGGAGGCGGCCTGGCTGGGCCAATGGGCGGGTCAGGAGGCGGTTTGCCGGAGGATATGATGTTCGCCCGTATGGCTCATCTTGAAATGTTTATTGGAAGCTTTGCCCCGCACCTAATCGATGCCAAGATCGATGGGATTACAAAAAGATTGCTAATTATGGCAATCAGACAAGCTGGGTCGGGAGAGTATTATGAAAAACATCCTTGGAAAGTAACTTACAACGCTCCAGACCCAGAAATAGAAGACCCCCCAAATGAATGGAGCTTCATAGGTGATACGGTTTATTTTTGTGGGCAAGGTGATGATATTTTGGTCGCGGATGGAACCGTAACGGGAGAGACTGGATACGTCTTGCTGAAAATAACCAGAAGCGCCAGCGCAAGAGAAGGAACAGCCGCAGAAGTAATTTGGTCTGAAGACGTTTTAGAATCCGGTCAGAACTATCAATACAGAGTTTTAGCCAAAGTTATTGAAGGAACTCCAGCCACTGAAGAGACACCGGGAGAGCCGCCAACAATAATCCAATATCAGTTTGAGGAAATTCGATTGTTTGAAGAATTGGTTGTAATCAACGGTGATTTTGCTTTGCAGGTATATGAAATTAGCCACAGAAACAATTACGACCTACCACCATAATGGCTAACGGAGTATTTACTCGAAACAAAAGATTTGAATGGGTTGATGGTCAAGTTACTAACGGAACCCCCGACGAAGGATTTGTGGCTTGTGGCGATGGGACAGCATTTCCAATGGAGGTAACGCTAGATCAAATAGCTGAAATTTTCTACAGGGTCAAAGATGCTTGGTTCACAGGAGGCAGCGCATCATGGGAGATTGATGTCTTTGGAACGCCATCGGCTTCAATCTCAGCACCTACAAGTGCTCCAACAAACAGGACGCTAGAGATTGATGGAGTGACGTATCAAAAAAGAGGTTACACAATCCTTGACGCATACCCATACAACGGCGCGACATACGATGCAGGTATCGGCAACTATTACAGCGATATTGCAGACAACGAGAACGGGATGTGGAAGGATGCGTGGAATGACCCAGATCACGTCGATGCGTTTTCCTATGAACAAGATGACCCAAACAGCATCCAAGGAGGAGATCCTGAATGGTGGGGCGACACGGGACTTGGAGTCTATGCAAAAGTCTACCGAGGAAAGCGTGTGGCAGTCGTCAAAGCAGATCCGGCAGATGGTCTATATGCTCCAACTAATCAGTTCTTTCTAGAGATCGAGATGTATTGGTTCGATTATGGCATCGTTCCGTTTGGAGGCAGCACCAACATTTATAACTCTCAGGGCGGAGCCGGTGATTTTAGCTCTCGGGCAGTCTTGATTTCAAACTACATCTTGAGACTCGCAACGGGAGATGCAACTTGTCCGGTCTACTTCGATGCGCTTGGATCGATTAATGAGACAGGCACCGATTTCATCCATGAACCGCAGGTCTGGTGGCCATATGCCAAGGACAATCCAGCCGTGCCTGTTTGGGATACTGACAACGGCGCAAAGCTCTAGTTTGACTAACCGTTTATGATTTTTCTCGCCAAATTACGACTTACTCAGTAATTTGCGGTCGTAACAACCAATAAAAAATTATGGCATTTGACCCAATCCCTACCGCACTATTCCCAGGCTGGACTGAAGATGGAACCGATATTACGCTTCCTATCGCGGATCTTCCTGAATTGACGGCCGCTGAAGCTGACGCAGCAACCGGAGACTCCCGGAAAATCATTTACGCTTTCTTGGAGCAATTTTACGCTTGGTATAACGGCCTTGCAATTGCCGATCGCCCCTCTCGGATCACAATTAGTCGCGGAACCAACGTGGAAACTTCGCCGGGACTATTTACCCGCAGTTACACGTTTCAAGTTGTTACTGAATCTGGCGCTCCGCTTGATGTGGCTGACGAGTAAAATCGGCTTACAACCCGTATTCTGTTCCGTCGCCAGGAAATCTTCCTGATGCGGCTAATACGTTGCATTGCGCGTTACGATGATCAACTGGCCATCTGAGAACTTCCAAAATGCCTAAACGGTGATTTCTTTTGGCTTCGCGCTCTTTTTCAATCAATGCGTCATTGTGAAGTATTTCGTCGGCCAGTAAATCAGCTCGTTCTTGAAAGTATTGCATAAACTCCTGAAATTCAGGTGAGCGCATGAGCTGATCAATACTGCTTACCGCTTCTGCGGCTCTTTTTAATACCTCGTCGGATTGTTTTTGTTGTGCGGGTCGTATTGTGTTCATAAATTAGGAGCTCCTTGCCGGGGCTTAGGCTTGGCGGCCTGTGCTACTTGCGTCGCGTTTGGCATACCTGCTGGCGGTGCCTGGATAACGGTCGGCTGGATGATTTCATCCACGGCGGAAACTTGCAAGGCTTTGAGCATATCCTGGAAGAGCTTTTGGGTGCGCTCTTGGATCTCCGGTGCCATCGCATAAAAACGCTCCACCAACTCCACGGCTCTTACCGAGCTTTCGAGGATCTGCTCGCCACGGTAGCGAGTGAGTAGGATCCTGGTATCGATTTCCATGTCGGCGATCTCGCCCGGATCAATTTGAAGCATTTCCTCGGCACCTTCTCCGCCTTCGCCTTCTTCGAAGTAGCGATAAACCTCCATCTTGTCCAAGTTGGCGAAAAGAAGTCGAACCATCTTTTGAAGGGTGCCCGAGACGCCTGGTTCCAAGTGGCCGAGATACAAGCTGAAAAGCTCCTGGCCGCTTTTCTCGATGTTCCTGATGCCAGTGGCAAGTTTCTGTGAATCCATACCCACGGCCTGGCCGTCGTTGGCGTTGTTTACTCCGGATTCCGTTACCATGAGCTGAAGGAAGAACTCGGTGAGCTCCTTGATATTGTCCTTCGTGTTGTTTTCCAGATAAACCGACTCCAAACAATCTTTGGCTGACTTGCCAGGAAGCGGGGTGTAGGTGCCTCCCCAATTCAGCGCCAGGCCGGAGTTGGCTCGGCCTTCCAAAGTGTTGTGAGGGTTCCAGAAATCCACGCGGGCTGCGCGCGATTGGGCAAAGTTCCAGCGGTTGACCAGTAGATCGACAATCTGCTGGGAGGATTCGAACATCTCCATTGTGCCGATACCATACCAACGGCCGGGAACTTCGTTGACTCGTGTTACCGAAAACGGCCGCAAACCGTCAGGAGTGACGTTGGCAACGTAATCATAGAAAATCGGGGTGCGGGTCTTGCGATCGACAATCAGCATGATGTCTTCAAGCAGGCCGTCGCCGTCGGCGTCGTAGCGGAGGTGAAATTCTGCGATCTTTGCCAGCGGTGCGGTGCGGTCGCCACGGTTGAAAGCGCTGCCGCTTCCCATGTTGCTGTCGGCCGTGTTCTGGCCGCTTTCGGGCTCCGGGGTGGAATGAGCAAGCTCGCTGATCAGGTTGATCGCTTTTTGCACGTCGCCATAGTGCTGCATCGCTGTTGCAGATTGTTCGGTTTGTTTTCTCCATTGGTCCGCCAAATCCATTACGGCCTGGTCGTAGAGGTGCACAACGCAATCGGCGGTCTGCACATCTTCCGCGTCGAGTGGGCAAAGGAAGTCGAGATAATGGATCGTTTTTGCTTCTGGTCCTTTGTATTGGGTGATGCGGCGGGTAATCGGTTTTTCTTGCCAGATCATGTTTTGCGGCTGCGGAGTCTGTCCGTCTCGCTTCAATACCATTACATTTCCCATCATTTGCTCTCCGGTCATTGGATCTTGAATCACTTGCTGGATCCACAAGTCGGTTTCGAGAATGAAATCACCATCAAGGCCAAGAATGTCGGCCCCGGCCTCGTCCACAAGCACGGTAGCTGTGGTTTTGTAGTATTGCTCCCGGTTTGCCCAGGTGGTTTTCACTACCGCTTCCCCAAGCGTGAAAGCGCGCTCAATAGCCTGCTCTTGTGATCTTTTGAGCTTGGCTTGATCCATTTTCCAACGGGTGTATCTGTCTGCTTTGTCGGCCCTGATCCGGTCGGCGGCTCCTACCGGGTAAATACTAAACCAAGGATCGGTGCCAAAGAAGTAATTGACGGCACGGGCAACCATTTGACGGGCAATTTTGCGGGCAATCGGCACAACAAGGTTGGATTCGGCGAAAATGCCTCCCAGGATGTAGGCACGGTGCTCCACGTTGTTTTGTGAAACCAAATCGTAGAGCCTGCGCTTTCCTAAGAAGGTGCGCTCGGTTGGAACTCCGCCTTCAGGATCGCGATATTCTCCAGTTGCGGCCGTATCGTTCATCCACCAGTCTCCGGCTCCGGCTATATCCCGGCCAAGCTCGCTTTCAAGCTGCTGAAGTCGATCAAAAGCATGATTGATCAATTCCGCCTCCTGGGTGCGGTTTAAGACGTAATTGGTAGGGAATGGCATCAACGGTGATTCCCCATCGTCCTCCAGTGGAATATGCTGTGCCTGTGCTGAGATTCTGTCGAGTTGGTCGTCCATTACTGTATTTTCTTATTTGAGGTTTCTCCAGGCTTCCTGCATCACAAGAACACGTTTGGCTATTTCGCGAGAATCAGAAACAATTTCTCTGAAGCGTTTAATATCCATTTCGGTTGGGTTGTCGATGTTGAAAGGCGTTCTTTTTACTTGTGATTTAATTCTATCTCCAGCCACTTTTACAAATTTGGAGTATTGATCGGCGCTCATTGTCACTGATTTTTCTTTTGTGATAGGATCGGTGTAAGTTTTTCCAGCGCTAGATGGTGCCACTAGGTCTGCGTTTGGATTCTGGCGAATCCAGTTGTAGAGCATCTTGTCGGTTTTTTCTGACGCGCCATAAACGGTGGTGTCGGTAGGATCAAAAATCCGGCCTAAAGCGGTCTTACCTGGCTTTTCCTGATCCTGGCCGTAAAGATTTACTTTTGCGGGAAGCCCGGTGATTTCTCCGGATGGGAAGGTTGCAGCAATCAGCATATCCTTGAACTCGGTCGGTCTTTCGCGGAAAAGCGGATCGGATTCGCGGAGAGCTTGCTTCACAAAGTTTGGCATGATCACCGAAAGGCGATCGGCCGCAAACTTATCGATAGCGCCTTCACCGCTGAGAATCTCCAGCATATCGGCGGCTCCGCGCAGCGAAGTTTTTTCGTTGATCTGGGAAGTGAGGCCGGAAAGTGCCTTGCCAACCATTTCCCCGGTGCCAATCTTGCCAGAAGTGCGAAGTTTTACCGCTTTGAGGGTGTCAACCGTGCCTCCCATCATTGTGGCGAATGGCTCGATACGGCCGTAACTAACCGAAAGCCGTTTTCCGCCAGGCATCTTGATGGAGATCGTGTAGGGACCTAAGCCCATGCGGTAGCCAAGCTCGCGCTCACCTTTTTTTGTGTCCTTGTAAGGCCGGGATCCGGTGATAAGGATGGTTTTCTCCAAGTCGTCGTCGTCTCCCTCTCCGAGAGCTGCCAGCACGGCCAGGAGCACAACACCTTGCATTTGTTTGGAGGCGTATTCGATCAGGCGCTCTTTGCCTCCGTCGGCATTAAGAGTGAACTTGCCGTTTTTTACGCGGAGATTGGAACCGATCAGAATCGACATATCGAGAATACTGAGCGGATTGACGGTGCGCTCGATGCCTTGCTGCATGATGTTAAACGGAACACGGATGAACGGGATGAAGAGCATCCGAGTTAGCGTTTTCAGTGTCGCCGTTGTGCTATTTTCAAGCTCAACCGGAGTAAGCGCTTTCTGGATTTTTCCAAGGCTGAAACCTACGAAATCCATTGCGGTTCTCACTGGAACCACGTTTTCGCTCTTTTTCTTCGATTGCTGCACGGTGGATGGTTGGCCGGGAAGCGGAGCGTTGAAAGATCCTTTCAGGGCTCGATCGGCTGCCATTTGCCAGGAAATGCTTCCGGGGGTATTTACTTCCAGTTGCAGGAAGCGCGCAAACTCTTCGGTGCCCGGTGTCATTCCTTTTTTCTTGGCCATCCGGAAAGCCATAGCGCCAACCTCGGCCGAGGCCCGGAGGGTGTTGAGGAAGTCGTCAGTTGCCATCAGGATGCGCGACGGGGTGCGAATAATCCTGCCTTTCACTCCGGCAATGCTGCCAGGTCGATAGCTGGATCCTGCTTCTGCAATCCGTTGGAAATCCGGTGGACGGTTCAAGATGTCTTCTTCGAAGAATGGAATCTCGGTATTCCAGGTCGAAATAGCGTTTGACCAGGCGCGCGCCCAACCTGGACGAAGTGCTTTCATTAGGTATTGGTATTCCCCAAGGCTTGCGTTGTCCTTGTTGCCGATCACTGAGTTAAGCATTGTCTCGAATCCTCGATCTACAACGGCCTGGTAGGTGCTGTTGACGATGCCAGTGGCGTTGACGATCATCGTCTGGAGGCCGGAAAGAATCGACGAATAGTAGTATTCCTGAACCTTTTCGATGGCGCTCGCGTTAATGGCGGCGATGGTGCGGGCGATGATTGCGACGTGGCGGCGGTCGTTGATGTCGAAACGGTAGTTGGCGGCCTTCATCTTGCCTTGTGCCATCTCCAGGGCGTCGGTCTTGTATTTGGCCAAGATCACGTTCATTTCTTCGATGAGCTTATCGCCTTTGACCCGATCCTTGCCTGTGAGGGATTCCACGGTTCCGGTGATACCGGTAAGCAAGCGGAGCTCAACAACCCGTTCCATGAGGTCGGTGCGCTCGGTGGTGGTAAAAGCGTAATCCTCCAACCCTTCGCTGAACTCTGGGCGGTTCCAATCAACCTCATAGGCCTTTTTGGGTTCCAGGGTCTTTGGTTTGCGCTTGGTAGGGTTTTGCTTCTTCCATTCGCGGATCGCTGCTTTGCGGCCGCGCTCGGTGGCGGCTTCCGCGTCAAGGATTCGCGCCTGTTCGGCCGTCGCGCCCAGCGATTGAGCGATACGGGCGAAATTCGGCACGGGCTTGGCCAGGTGGGCTCTAATCAACTTGTTGAGCTCGTCCTCTTTGCCTGCTGTCTTCCAAGCGAGGGTGTCTGACTGGCTGATTGCAAGGCGATCGATCCAGCGTTGCGCGATCCGGTTGGCTCCGGCCTCCAGTGAATCCTCATCGTCTTCGATCTTCTTCGGCACTTTCTTGGCGGTCGGGATCCCTGACTTCTTCTGAAGCGATTGTGGAATACCGAATCCAACTGAAATGATACGATCAATCTCGGCTTGGACCTGCTCCGGAGTAAGTCCACTTAGGGCTGCTGACTCAAGCGCTCCCTTCATCTGGTCTTTCATGTCCTCCAGGGTCATGCCCGCCTCAACCTTGGCGCGGATCTTCTCTTCGAGCTTTTTGTAAAGGTCTGCCCGGATCTTTTCGATCTTGGCATCCGGAAGGCCTGTTTTGCGTCGGATCGCGTCGAAACCGTTACCTTGCTGCATGAGCTTCACGGCCAGGCGGCTCGCGTTGTCCATCTTGTCGGTGATGTTCCGGATGATCCGGTTCTGACTCAGTGAAAGGAAAGCTTCGCCGTTTAATACCTCGTCGATAGTCACTCCCATCTTGGCGAGCTCTTTCTCGATGCGTTTGATCTGATCCACGGTTTGCTTCTCGATCTCCTGCTCTTTGGCTGCCTGCTGCTCTTTGGTGCCGCTGCCAAAGCGCTCTTCGATGTTCCTCATGTCCTTTTCAGGAAGAGTGGTGATCAGGTTCACAAGCTGCTCTCTGTGGCGCTGCTCTGGCTTTTTGAGGGTGTCCACCCCGGCTGCCATCACTCGCGCGATGTTGGCGCGGGCGGAGCGGTAGGCGTTGCGGAGGATTGCAACCTTGGCGAGTTTGGCTGGATCTCCCCCGGCCTGCTTGGCACGGCGCTCCATGATGATGCGAATTGCTACCACGAGCTCCGGATTGAGCTGTTGGGCGTCAAACTCAACTCCACCTGCGTCGGCGGCTTTGTCGGCCTGCAATGCGGCGGCCAGCCATGTTCTGACAACTTTATCTTCGTCTTCATTAGCAAGTTTTTCCCCGGCTTTGTTCCATTGTGCCCAGGTTTCTCGGTTGGCGTAAAGTTTGCGGATCTCGTCTTCCTCGTCGAACAAATCACGAGTTTCCTCGCTCATGCCTGGGTTAGCCAGATCTGGACGGCCAACAACTTTGCCTTCTTCCTTGAACGCAGCTTGCTGCTTGCGGATCTCTTCACGCTCTTCCAGGGTTCCCATTTCGCCGAGATCGTCTTCCAGCGGGGCGTTGTAAAGCGCCTGGCCTGCTCCTACGGCCTTGCGAAGCTCTGGAGTAATGGTGATTTTCCAGAAGTCTCGAACTGTTGGATCGTTCTTCTCAAGCCAATCCTCGGCCGCTCTGATTGACTCAAAATCGGCAATTCCTTCCAAAGTGACACGATGGCGAATAATAACCTCTTGTTTTGAGTCCACGTCGGCTCCAATGTCTTCCGCGTCGAGAATATACATTCCCTCGGAAGCTTCGGAAAGTTTAGCTTTCTCGACCTTGGCTCCCCACTGTTTGACATACTTGCCGATTTCCTTCGGAAGCATGGTGTCATAGAAGCCTTTCATTCCTTTCCCTCCTATATTAAGCCCTTCCCCACTCAATTCCCCAGATTCACGGCTTAGTATTAGATCAGCTACATCTTTCCCTATTACTTCATCCAAGCGGGAACCATCGGGGACAATTCCTGCTGCTGATTCCCCTGAATTATTGATAACTGTTCCGTCAGGTTTAACGAAGAATGTGAACCCGTTTTGACCTATGGGTTCAATAAATACATCTCGATTTATGCTATTCTTGCTCGTTACCCAGTCAATAGACTTAATGTGGTTTGATAGGTTGTATCTATCGTTCTGCGTTTCTCCGGTCGTCCAGCCGATCCAATCCTTGCCGGATCTCACCGCGTCGCGCAAAGCGCGCTTGAACATCTGGAGCGGCCAGCTTGTGCGAAATGGTGCGTCGGCGATTCCTTCCTCTCTTTTGTCATGGAAGACTTCGTTCAAATCGACATCGGATCCAACCGCGTCGCTTAATCTTTTCCACTGATCGCCTGTCGGGCGGGCTGCTGTGGATAATGGCTCTTCCAATAAATGATCAATGTCGGCACGGGCGGCTGCTTCGGTCATTCCTCCGGCGATAGCGGCCTTCAAGACGTTTTCAGGAAAATCTCCCTTGTAACCCTTCTTCCGTCCCGCCTGGTGGCGATCGCTTTGGATCTCTTCGATAAAAAGGCCTTTTTCATCCCGATTCACTTCTTTGATCTCCAGTGAATAAGTAGCGGGGTATTGCTTCATATCAGCTTCCGCTTCCCCAAGGGTAGCAAACACCGGACCTGTTCTTCCGCTCTTGGTATTCCGGACAGTGTAACCTTTGCCGGGAAGCGAGCGCTCGTTAAGCCTCATGTGGGCGACGTAGTTCGGGACGTCAGGAAAATGCGTAGATCTATAATCTATGCTGCCTTGCTCTATTGGAGCGTATTCAGTCATTTCAATGGCTCGCTCAAGCGTGGCACCTTCCGATACAACGCCTCCTTCTGGGTCCTGAACGTACCAGTTGTTGCCGTATTGCTCAAAAGTGAAGCCTGCATCTTCCAAAAGCTGCTTTTGCGACTTCTGGCTGCCTCCTGGCATTGCCAGCACAACCTCGCGGTAGTTTTCTCCGCCGGGAAGCTGGTATTGGGCGTATTTGGTAGCGTCATTCACTCCAAGCTCTTGCTCATCTCCTGTGAGCTCTTGTATTTCATCGAACAATGGCTGGAGGTCTTCAGGTAGATCATCGTAAGTAATGTCTTCATCCTCTTCGACGTTAAATATGATGTATTCTCCGTATTCTTCTTGAAGTTCATATCCTCTAGCTTCGATTTGCGCTGTGAGCTCGGCTATTCTGGCTTGGTTTTCAGAGCGTCCCATTGTGACTTCTTTGAATTTCACTGATCCCTCAGTGGCAAGCCAGTTAAGCACGTCGTCCTTGGAAACCTTTTCTTTGCCTTGCAACCAGGGAATAAGTCCGCTCCACTTGATTTCGTCAGCCTTGGCTCCGGCTTTGGCAATCTGAAGCACCTGCATAGGCGTTGCCGTTTTCGGCATTTTTTCGGTAATCGTGCGCGATAGCTGGGAATAGAATTCCGGCATCTCGTCGGACAGATCGGCATTTTCCAGTCTTTTTCCAAAAAGCTCTTCGTTTATTGCTTTGATCATCTGGAAAGCTTCTTCTCGCCTTTGCTCAATAACAATTTGATCGTTCGCTCTAGCCTCTTCAGCATCTTTTTTTGTTTCAAAATAATTTGGACGCAATACATAAGTTTCAGGATCGCTGATGAGCACGGTGAAATAGATTTTGCCTAAATGCTTGGCCAGTTCCACCGGGTTGGCTTCGATGGGCAAATCGTAGAGATCGGCCGTTTCCAGGCCGCCATCTTCGCGCTTGGTAAATCCGTAAGGAATCAACGTGGATTGAGTTTGGCTCATTGCCTCTTCCTCCATATCGGTCAGCTTCTTGCGAACCTCTTTAATTTTGTTCACTAGGTTTTCACGTCCAGATCCAGACCTTAGTTTTTTATCGAGCCCTTCGAGTTTTTTGCTCTGAACTGCGTGAAGTTTGTCGTATTCCTTGTAGTCCAATCCTGGGCGTCTTTTGAGTTCTTCCAGCTCTTCCTCCGCTTCCCTGATCTGATCTTTAATCATCTCTTGGCGCGGAGTTAGGAGTTGCCCCTCAAACTGCTCGTCAAAGCGAGTAAGCGCTTTCTCCAGGCCTTCGAGCTGGCGACGGAGTTTGATCCGCTGCGGTGAGCCTTTCGAGCCCTGGCGCGCGTCCTGGATGAATCCAGCGAGGTCGTATTGTGACTCTTCGACTTCTTTTTCCTCTGGCTTGGTTTCAGTGGTTTCAGCGAGATAGGCCTTGTAGGCTTCTCCTGCTGATTCTCCTTCGCCGAGAATATCTCCATCTGAGTTGTATATCCGCCATTTGCCAACATCGCGGAAAAGGCCGGAAATAAACCATCCATCACCGCTCGCCGAGGTATCATCCGGGCTCGCAAGGAAAAACTCGCCTCCAAGAACTCCGCGAATCTCTTCCTCGGTAAGCTCCTTGCTGTCAGGTGGTGCTTCAAATGGATGATCTTCAAAGAGCCTATTCCCGGCTTCATCCATAACCTTCCTGTAATCGACCGGGACTAATCCGCCGTTTTCACTTTCCAGTAATATCCAGTAGCCTGTTTTGTCCCAGCGGTGTGCCTCGACGTCGCGGGCTTCCCCATCGACATAAACTAAGGATCCAGCCGGAGCTCCATTACGGAGCCATGATGGTGCCGGGAACGGTGATTGTGATAATTCGGTGAGGATCTGCAAAAGCGCCTTTTTCTTGGAATCCAATTCCGGCTGGCGGGTAAATTCTTTTCCAAGCATTTCCTCAAGCGAGGCGATCGACTTGGCGAAATCGCCGAATCTCTCTTGCCTGTTTGAGACGTTCCTCATCAGGCCGCGCATGGATCCTTCCAACGATCCGAGGCTTTGAGCTCCAAGTGTCATTTCGTGCCTGGCTCCATTTGGGAGAGCTATCTCAATTCTCCATTGGATCGGCTGATTGCTTCCAGAATCCCATTTGAGGCGAAGGGTGATGTTGTCGCCATATTTTCCAAGGATCTTGCCGTCATCCTTACTGGTTGGGATAGGTTGATTGGCGATTGCCTCTTCCGCTTTTTTCCGCTCGGTATAGGTCTTGCCAAGGAATTGAAATTCAAAATCTTTGGTGAAGGTGCCTTTGATTACATCAATGACTTTTTCAAAGAACTCAAGCTGGTCCTTTTCATACTTTTCATCTTTCTTGAGATCGCGGATCGATTCCCGTGCTTTTTCGATGGATCGGAAATGGGTGTCGCGCTTCCGTTCAAGTTTATTGACATCTGCCGCGAGCTTGGCCCGGAGCAAAAGGCGAGGATCCCCGGCCGCTGCCGAGAAAGATTGCTCGAAGTCAGCGACGCTCGATCCTCCTTCGTTCATGTCGGCACCGTCCCCGGCGAGAACGCGGAGATTGTTTTGCCCCTCCGTATTGAGAAGCATTTGAGTGAATCGGTAGATGAATCGCACCTTGTTCAAAAGGACCTGCCAGCGGCGGCCGTCGTGTGATCCTTCCGCGAAATAGCGGTATTCATTCACGGTGTTCCATCTGTTGCCTTGTCTCCAGCCGCGTCCGTTGCGCTGTTCAAGAGCGCCAGGCGTCCAGGGGGCGTCAAGATGGTGCATTGCGCGGAGGTTGCGCTGGGCATTGACTCCGGTTCCCATTGTTTCGGTGCCGCCGATCATAAAGCGCACTTTCCCCTGATTTGCGAGGGAGGCAATATCCGCCTTGGTCAACTTAGCCGAAATCTTCAAAACCTTGCGGAGAGGGTCATTTGGGCGCAAAGCGATAGGATCGAGCGACATATTTCCGAGAATGGCGATTTCCTCCGGTGCTACTCCCTGGGCCATCAGTTTTTCAACAATGTCACGCGCAAGGTTGAACTTCGGCCTTCTGACTTTGCGACGGCGGGCTTTGCCTTCATCGTCGTAAGTGGGCATCCCGAATTCATCTCGAATAATTTCATCGTTATCGGTGTAATCGTTCAATCCTCGCTCCATGAAGATCATTTGAGTGGATTCCGGGTGCTCATTGTAATGAGTCATCGCGTTACCAAGCATCATGTTGATCTTGCTCCCTGCGTAATCTGGGGCTGTTGGATCAACGAGACGATAATCGAGCGCCGAGGCCGTTCCTTGGCCTTCCATTGTGATAGGAGTCGGCCTGCCCATTTTCATGGCCAACATTTTGCCTTTTCCGTCCATCGCCTGATATTCGACGTATTGCTGGCGGATCTGCTCCTTATGGGCGAGCTGCTCAGGGCTCATGTCGGAAATCACCGTTTTAACGGCCTTGAAAGGTCTTCCAACCGGATTTTCGGTCATGCCTTCAGTTGATTCCCGGTCTTTGAACTCCGGCATATCCTTGGCGAGAACTACATCGAAATACCTGCCAGCCATCCGAGCCAGTTCTGGCACGTTGACAAAGGATAGTAGTCGAGTGACAGGCTCATGGGTGCCTCCGGTGGTGAGCTCAACATCGGAAACCGCAGCTGCGAAGGAATTGAACCAGTCGTCAAAGTTGTCGATTCCGCTATCGCTCATTTCCTCATCCATCACAAAGCGCATCATGTTGTAGGCTTCGTTCAGGTTGTTGGTAAGCGGCGTCCCGGTGAAGAGATACACACCTTTTCCTCCGTTTTGGCCTTTAACGTAGTCGGTAATGGCTCCCATTTGCCAACCGATACCGCTTTCCACTTTGTTCAGGCCTTTGATTACCTTCCTGGTAGCAAGGTTGATTTTTTTGAAAATGTGCGCTTCATCGACGATGATATTGTCGATCCCAAGATCTTCGAAAAGGATTGCACCTTCGGCCTGCGCTTTCGCTGCCTTATCGGCAATGCGCTTTCTGATGGCGATACGTTGTTTCACCAATTCTTTTGCGGTGGAAGAGTCCTTAACATATTTCAACGCCATGCCGACGGATTTCATGTCGTCAAGATCCAGCTCTTGATTGTAGCCAATATCTTCAAGCTCCTGGGCAATTTCGTTTTCAAGTGCCACGATCTGCTTGTCAGCAATCTGCATCAATGTTTTTTCAGATAACGTGAATCGCTCAATCAAAGAGTGTGGCACGATCACGGCATCCCATTCATCCAAAGCGATTTGCCTCAATGCTGAATCCCGGTTTTCAGGGCTTAGATTGTCCACATAAAGGAACTTCCCGTTGGGGTATGCCATTTGAAATTCTTCATAGACAGCCTGGGAGTTTGCGTTGTGAGCAAAAATGAGTGTTTTACGGAATTTCCCAAGCCTCCGGCCTTCGACGGCGAGCCCGGCCATAGTGAAGGTTTTACCCGTGCCGACCTCGTGAGCGCCAACACCTTTCCCATCCATGATGAATCTCCATACCGCATCTTTCTGATGCTTGCGGAAATCGAACTCGGAATTACCCATTTTCAATGCCAGGCCTTCAAGGCGAAGATGATCCCCGTTACGTTTCGGGGTGACTTCTGAGTTCATTACCTCGTTGTAGTCATTGGAAAGCCTACCGGTGCGGGCTGGGTCGGCCCATAGCCACTCGGCTAATTCCTCGCGGATCGTGTCAACTTTGCCGTTGGCGATCTTGGTCGCTTCGTCGTTCAAGGTGACTCGGCCATCGTCGTCTTTTGGATTCCAGACTTTTACCTGCGTGTTGTTCATCGCAGCTTGGAAAATTTTAGCGAAAGGAAGCTGGGCGACTCCGTATTTCTCCTTGGCGTTAGTTCCCCGGCCTAAGCCGTCATTATTGACTTTGAAATTCCAGCCTGAAGAGGCCTTGGTTAAAGTAAAGTTTTTCTCGGCCATTTCTGGATCAGCTCCAAGCAAGTGAGAGACATATCCGAGATAATCCTCTTTCGAGATCCATGAAGCTCCCATTTGAACTTCAATCTCGAAATAGGCGACATCGGCAGGCTGGATATTCTCCAGGGCTGCGATATTCCGATCCATGTCGAATCCCTGCTCTTTGGCGTCAATGGCTTCGCGTAGTTTTCTCCTGACGTTGCCGCCAAGATACTCTTCACCTGTCTCCCAGGTGCCTGCCGGAGTTTTGTAGATTTGATTCAGATCAAGAAGGCGATCGACGACTTCCTGCTCGGTGCTTTCGGAGATCTCCGCGATCCTGGCTATGTCGAGGCTTATGCTTTCGTTCCGCTGGATCGCGTACGCATCTTGGATATTTCCTCGAACATCGACAACCGCACGGCGCATGATGTCTTTCAGGAGAATGTCGCGGGGAACGGTTTTTCCGTTTTCTTTCCGCTCCAGGTTAAGGAGGGTGAGCGCCATCGGATCGTTGGCCTTTTCAAATGCCTTAATCATCGTGGAATCCTTAATGCTCCCGTGTTTTTTGACGAAAGCATTGAAGGTGGCGAGAGCTTCCGATCTGCGCGAATTGGTATCTGGATAGTCTTCCCGTTGCGAAGTGAGCAATTCTTTGACCTGTTTCCGGAGATCCAGAAGTGCCGAAAGCTGATCGCTGCGCTTTTTCGTCTCGGCCTCGCTCTTCACTTCCCACTTGAATACTTCGGAAAGGGGTTGCAACTGCTCTCCCCGGACGATGTAGAAACCTTTCGGGTTGGCGGTGCTGCCGTCTTCATAGACCACACTGTTTTGCGGTTCTCCGTTCTCACGGTTAAAGAACTCCTTGCGATCGGGGCGCTGCTGGCCTTCCGTGTAGATCCCGGCTGGGAGTTTGTCGGTGATGGATCCAAGCAGGGTTTCGTAGTTGTCCGGCCTTTCTACGGTCATTCCAGCTCTACCAAAGGTAGTGCCGTGTCCGTATTTCATTTCGCCGAGTATATGGGTTGGATTGTCTCTCCAATAGACGTTGGCATTGAATTGTTTGTCTTTTTCGCCGATTCGTTCGCTTTCGATCCATTCCTCATTGCCTGCCTCGGAAAGCTGCTCGGTGCGCTTCTGGAGGATGATTACGTCGGTAACGACGGAGGTGCCCGCGTAGCCTTTAAATGCTCCAGACGGGAATCGGAACGCGCCAACGAGTTTTGCTCGCTTCGCCATCTGGCGGCGGGCTACCTGGCCTTTTTTGTCCATCGTTCCCGACGAAGTAATTCCGACAACCAGGCCGCCTGGGCGAACCTGATCGAGAGCTTTCACGAAGAAATAATCGTGGAGTGAGAGTTTTAGGTGATTGTATCGGGTGTCGCTTGGTCCTTCCTTGTGGAAAGGCCAGTTGCCGATAATCAGATCGTAGAAATTGTCTGCGGTGGCGCTCTTCTCGTAGCCCATGATCCGAATGTTCGCATCTGGATAAAGCATTTTCGCCATTCCTCCTACCACGCTATCAAGCTCGATCCCGGTGAGAGAGCTCTTCGAGCGGAGCACGTCCGGCATAAGGCCAAAGAAATTGCCAATGCCCATCGATGGCTCCAGCGTCCGGCCGCCCTTGAATCCAAGGTGCTGAACAATGTCCCACAACGCTTTGACGTGCGGAGGATCCGTGTAATGAGCGTTGATGATCGAATCTCGGATGCTTTCCCATCCTGCTTGGCCAAGGTGCTCGCGGAGCCATTCGCTTTCCTTTGTCCACTCGTCCTTTGGATTGGGGCGATCCCATGAGCCTTGGAAGAGCTCCTGGCCGAAACTTCCCCAGCCTATGTAAGCGGCCATCGCGTCAAGCTCTTCCGGTGTCGGTTCACGACCTTCGGAAAATACCCGGTCGAAAGTTTCAAGAGCTTTCTGATTTCGCGCGAAACGGTCTTTCGGACCCTTTGCTCCAATAATCTTCTCCGGATCGGTTAAACGGTAGCCAGGTCTTCCTGAGTAGGCAGGCTGTTGATTTCCAGCCACTCCAGTTCCGTTTCCGGTGTTGCTGGCACCAGTTCCAGCATTGCTTGATTCAGGGCCGCTCCCGCTTCCCTCCCCTGGTCCACTTGCTGATGAGTCAGATCGATTACCTGGTCGTGGAGATCTTCCGCCCACGCTTCCAGTATTTTTGCCTCCTCCAGAAGCCTTGCCATTGTTGGGGCTCCGTTTTTGATCGCCTGGGCTATCGAGATCGCTGCCGGGCTTGGAATCCACGGATCCTTTAGATCCTGGTTCCAGTTGTTCACCAGTTTCCTGATCTTCACTACCAAGATTGGATTGATTCGTCTCATCACTGTTACTGTCTTCTAGTTGTTGCTGATTGTCAAGTTTCGCGGCGTCGATCTCCGCATACACGTCGAGCCACTTCACATCGCTTTGCAGGGACGGATTGGCCATCACGAACCCACCCCACACCGCTTTGGAATAAACGCGGAGCTTCGGTGAGATCCTGTCGAGAGAAGCGGCCAGGCCTTCTGGCGTCGTGACTCCCTCGGAGATCAAGATTTGAGCGGCACCAATGAGTTGCCCCATTTTCGCTACCGGGATCGGCTGCTGGTAAAACTCGTCGGTAAGTTCTGCTGTTTCCAGTCCATCGACCAGATCGGTGAACATATTTTTGAGAGCGCTTTCTCCCTCGGAAAGAGCTGGCTTCGCTGCGGGTGCGGGCGCTGGTTTAGCTTGGGGCGCTGCTTCCGAGGCCGGAACGTATGGTTTTAAAATCGGCTCAACATAATTGCGAGGCGAGATTTGCTGTTCAGCGTCTTCCTTGGCGCGCTCCCACATCGACCAATCATCCGGGAATACTGTTTTTTCAAAATACTCCAAGTCGGCGGTGGCCTTCGCTACTACGGTCGGCCAATCCTTTGCTTTAATCGCTTTGTTGAGTGCGCGTTTGCGTTTTGCATATTCGGCCTGGGAAAAATCGGCGATGGGGGCCGGAGCGGGCGCTGGAGCCGGGGCTGAGGCTCCCTCGGCCGTTTCCACGGAAGGCATCTGCTTGACGGTTTCCAGGATCTCCATAACCGGAGCTTCGAGGATGATTACTTTGATCGGCGTGTCTGGATCGGTTTCGAGAGCTGCAAGCCACTGGTGATGGCCGTCAATAACCCGGCCATTGGCGGAAACAAGGATTGCGCGATTGCCTCCTTCGTAGGATTTGGCTTTTTCAACCTTCTCGCGTGAGTATTCCGCCTGGGTTGGGGAAAGCTGCGAGGGGCGCATCATCACGTCGGCCTCGTAGTTAATTCCACGGGCTTTGAGGAACTGCACCATTGCGGAGCGGTCCTCGGCTTTGATCTGTGGCATCTCGGCGCGCGGGATTCCAAGCGATTGAAACTCTTCGGGGAAATTCTCCCATTCTGGGGTTTCTGGTGATTTGCTGCTAGTTTCCTGTGGTTTAGCAGAAACGGGTTTCGGCTGCTCCACGATCTCGGAAGGATCAACCAGGACGTTCTTGCCGTTCACTTCGACGATGATCTTGCCGTTCTTCTCCGATTGGATACGGAATGTACCGGTGATGGTTTCACCATTACGAACGAAAGTGACTTGCGTTGGCTGCTTTGGCTCTTGTGGCTCCGTTGGGGCGCTTTCCTCGGCTGCTTGCGATTCTGCAAAATTACGCCCACCTACATAATCGTTCTGCAAATCGATCCATTCCTCTTCAGTAAATGGCTTGCCGAATAAACCTTCTAAGTCTTGCCGTGATGGCATTTCGTTAGTTGTGGTTCCCCTTGGTCCTTTTGGCGAAAAGTCGGAAAGACTAGAGATTTCTCCAGCGCCAAGATTGTAAAGATCATCTGCTATTTCTTTGAATGTCCATCGTGAAGCATCGGCCTGGGGCGCTGATTTCGGCGCTGGCGCTGCTTTCGCGGGCTTGTTGGCCTTGTCGTATTCCTTGAGTTGCGCGGTGATCGCGTCGATCTCCACCTGGAGCTCCGGGGATAGGCCGCTGGCCACAAGCTCTTTGAGCGCTTTCAGGGCTGCGCGAAGGTGATCAACCGTTTCCTGGCGAAGATTTGCCCAAAACTTGGCGATCTCGGTCGGGGATCCGGTGGCCGTCTTTTGCTGGATGATGCGGAGGCCTTCGAAAGCCTTTTCCCAAGGCTCATACCTGGCAAGTTTGGCACCGTAAATATCGATAACCATCTGATCCTTGCCTGATGCGACAAACTCATTTTGCCAGATTTTGCCGTAATGCTCATTGCGCCATGTAACATAGTCGCCGGGGCTGCCCTTGCTTTTCCAGATTGCCTGGGCTGCGCGGTGTTGAGCGGCGTGGCGAACTTCCTCGTCGATCGACTTGGAAATCCAAACGCTTGTTTCCTCTTCGCTCATGTTCCGCTTTGCGGCGGCGGCCTTGAGTTGGTCGATGTTGATTACAATCGTGCCATCTTCGTGAGCGGCCGTCTTCTTATTCGGGTCGTTGGTAATCTTGAGGCCGTCTCCAAGCATCTTCTTCGCTTTGGCGAGTGCTTTCTTGATTCTAACTTCAGGGCGATCGGTTGAGGTTGGTGCACCAGTGTTGGTCGGTGCATTTGCACCAGGCTGCACTTCTGCACCTAAATTGATTTCGGCGGTTTCCGGTGTTACATCGAGCACACTGTCAACTTTCT